GCTCTCCTGCACCCGCCCCTGTGCCGGGCCTCCGTCGGCCAGCCAATAATCGATCCCGCTCATTGCAGCGCCCCCCGCACCGCCCGCGCCACCTGCCGCGCGCTGCGCGCCAGCAGCCGCGCCTCGCTCTCGCTCCCACGCCCCTGCACCGCGATGTTCACGCGCACGTCGCGCCCGCCGCCGCCGCCCGGCACCACCTGCCCGCTCGCCGTCGGCACGAAGAGTTCCGGCCCGCGCTCGCCGACCATATAGGCCCGCCCCGGCGCCACCGGCCCGCCGGTCGCCCGCCCCGGCAGGCCCAGCGCGCTGGTCAGCAGCGACGCCCCCAGTTGCACCAGCCCGCCCCCACTGCCACCGCCCACGGCCGATCGCAGCGAACTCGCCGCAATCTCGTCCAGCACCGACAAAGCGATCCGCCGCAGATCCTCGAAGCCGAACTTGCCCGTCCGCACCGCGCGCAACAGCCCCTGCTCGATCCGCCGCCCCGCCCGGTCGGCGCCATCGCCCAGCGGCCCTTCCAGCCCCGCCCGCATCGCCTCGACATCGCGGGCCAGCCCCTGCGTATCGGCCCGCACCCGCACCACCAATGTCTCGATGTCCTCGTCCATGGCGCTCCCCTTTTTCTGATCTGGTCAGTCCGGCATCGCCTGCATCAGCCGCGCCAGCGCGCCCGCATCCACCCCGTCGACCGGCGCGTCATCCCCGCGCATCGCCGCCAGCACGGCGCGCAGTTCCGCCGGGGTGGCGCGCCAGAACTCGTCCGGCCGCCACCCCAGCAGCCAGCCGGCGATCCCCGCCAGCCGCCCAGCCCCCTGCGCGAAGCGCATAACTTCGCCTTCCGCAAAGCGCGTCATCGCCCCGCCAATATCTGTTGCAATATCGCCTTCAGCACCGGCGTCGCCCGCGCGAGGCCCGCCGCCAGCAGCGCCTCGCCCAGCGCCTCCCGGCTCAGCGCCTCGCGCTCAACCAGACAATGCCAGAACAGCCCGACCAGTTCGGCCAGCGTCAGCTTCCCGTCCGCCGCCCGCTCGACCAGCGCGAACAGCGGCCCCAGCTCTTCCTCCGCCGCCACCAAAGCGGCAAAGCTCGGCCGCAGCGCCAGCGTCTCGCCGCCCAGGTCCAGCGCCGCTTCCCCCCGCACGGGGTTTACCGCCCCGCCGCTCATTCGCTTACCACCGCGCCGCTGCTTTCCAGGCTCAGCGCATAGTTGCGCTCGCCATTATAGTCGCCGGCATAGTCGAGCCGCGTCACCAGGAAGCGGCCGCGCATCCGCTCGCCGCTCTCGAAGCTCAGCTCATAATGTTCGATTGTGCCGGCCAGCGCATGATTGCGCACCCGGATTTCGGCCGCCGATCCGGTGAAGATGCCGGCCGCCGACACGCTGACCGATCGCACCCCCGCGCCCGACAGCAGCTCGCGCCAGCCGCCCGAATCCTTGCTGGTGATGTTGACCGCCTCGCCATTCACCGACAGCTGGGTGGTGCGCATGCCGGCCACCGTCTCATATGTTGCCGGGACGTTGCCATTTCCCACCTTCAACAGAAACGCACTTCCTTTTTCGACGCCCATGGCGCATTCTCCCGTCAGACAAAGCGTTCTAAAACGCGGATTAAAGGAGAGGTCTGATGCTCGTGGTTGCTCCCCTTCTGATGATGCTCGCGGCGGCGCCGTCGGCCGACGCCATCGGCGCCGCCCGCAAGGCTTTTGCCGGCTGCCTCTCGGCCCAGGTCCAGCCCTCGCTCGACAAGAAGGTGCCGCTCGGCGAATTTCAGGGTCAGTTGAAGACGGCCTGCGCCGACAAGGAAGCCGCCTTCCGCGCCGCGATCCTCGCGCAGGACAAGGCCGACGGCATGTCGGACAAGGATGCGCAGGCCGATGCCGACGATCAGGTGTCCGAATATGTCGACAAGATCATCGGCGAATATGAGGAATATAATAAGCCTGGCACCTGATCAGGCGCCGATAGCCTCGCGCACCACGCGAATGCGGTAATCCGCCACCGCCAGCCAGCCGCCTTCGCCGCGCGCGCCCGTCCGGGCGATCCGCGACCGCAACAGGCTGGCGGTGACGATCCGCCAGCCACTCGCCTGCGCCAGGCGGATGACCGGGTCGATCCGCGCCAGCAGCTCGCCCAGCCGCCCGGCCGTCTCCGCCATGTCATGCAGGCTGATCGACAGGCGCAACTCGCGTCCCTCGACATCCTTCGCGCCCCAGTCGCTGCCCAGGCATTCGCCGACCACGCCATAGGGCGCGCTCGCCCGCGCTGGCACGCCGTCGAACAGGCCGTTCAGCCGATCCATCAGGCCGCTGTCGGCCTTCAGCGCCGCGATCACCGCGCTGCGTATCGCCACCTCCGCGCTCATGCCCTGCTCCTTCCCGCCTCGCGCAGGCTGAGGTCCGCCATCCAGCGCACCTTCAGCCCCGGCGCCGACGCCCGCACCGCCTCACCCTCGATCGCCGCCGCCACGCCCTGCGCGTCCAGCGCATCAACAATCGCGGCCCGCCGCCGCGCCGCCCGTTCCTCCATCCGCCGCGTCAGTGTCAGCCGCATGACATCGCCGGTCATGAGAGCCGCATCCTTCGCCACGGCCGCCACAGCGCGCTCACCACCGCCGGCGGCGCGGCGCCCTCGTCGCCCCGCGCGACGAAATGCTCGGCCGCCAGCCGCATGATCCCCTGGCGCAGCGGCTCGGCGACACCATTCAGGTCCGTCGCCATCCCCGCCTGATAGTCCACCGCCAGCCGGTTCCCCGGCCGCACCGCCCGCACCCAGCCATCGCCCGACGCATCGATGTCGATCGCATAGGCATCGACCGGCAGCGGCGTGACCGCCCCCGCATCGTCCACCGCCGCAACCATGGTGATCGCCACCACCGGCCGCGCCGCCAGCCTGTGCCAGCGCCCGTCCGCCGGCACCGTCTCGCGCGCGCCGCGCTGGATCAGCCACTGGCCGACAAATTGCTCGCACAGCGCGCCCGCGCTCCGTAGCAGTCCGGCCAGCACCGCATCCTCGCCATCGCTCTCGATCCGCAGATAGGCTTTCAGCTCCGCCATCGACGCCGCCAGCCCCGCGCCATTGTCCGCTTCCGCCAGCATCAGCGCTCCTCCACCCGAAAGCCGATCGACCGCTCATCCACCTGCCCGTCGGACAGGGTGACGCGGTTGGTCAGGCGATAGACATGGCCGGCAATCCCGCCGCTCAGCCGCACGCTGCTGCGCTGGTCCTCGAACGCGTTCGCCTCGACGGCCATGCCGCCCGCCTCCACCGGCGCCACGCTCCATGCGCTGGCGACGATCACCTGTCCGGCCAGATAGGCGGACCAGTCGATGCCATGATCGATCCGCGCCTGCGGATCCTTGATGTTCAGCCTCATGCCCTGTCGCTCCCCCTGTTCGCCTCCGGCCGCTCGGTACGCGCCGGCGTGCCTAACCGCGCGCTCTGCCCCGGCCGCATCCCCGCCGCCCATGCCCCGTCCCAGCGCACCACCGCGCCGCGCACATCGCCCAGCACCGCCGCGCCCAATGCCTCACCCGCCAGCATCGCCACCTCCCAGCACCAGCGCCTCGATCCGGTCGATCCGCCGCCGCTGCCACGCCGCCTCCAGCGCCAGACACTCCTCGTAGCGCAGCCCCCAACGCGCACCTGCTGCCCGAGCCGACCGGATCAGCACGCCTTCCGCGTCGCGCTCTTCCGCCTCCGCCGGCCAGGCGTCATGGCACAACAGCCCCAGCCGCACCGCCGCCCCCTCGCCCATCCGCGCATCGACCGCATCGCGCACCGCCTGTGCCACCAGCCCGACATGCCAGCGCGCATCCGCGCCCTTGGCCGCGACGGCATCTACGAAGCGGAACTGGCGCCATTGCACATCGCCCCAGGCGTCCAGCAGCGTATCGGGCACCGCGCCGACATCGCATTTGGCCCGCGCGTCCGATGTGTTGATGGTGCCACTCGCGGCATGGATGACCGACCAGCGCTGGCTCGGCAGGCCCATCGTGCGCGCATTGTCGGTCAGCGGCGCCACATGGCCGTCGAACAGGCTGTTGCCGCTCGACCGCTGGACCTGCCACGCCGCGCCGATCGCCGTGCCGCTGTCATCATGCCGGTGCAGCACCAGGTCGGACCCGGCATTGCTGCCGCTTTCGGCCGCGTTCGACTTGCGCAGCGTCCAGCGCAGCCCGGTCCCGCTGCGCAGGCTAATGCCGGCATATTGGCCCGCCGCGCTGTCGATCGTCAGGGCCGCCGCTGCCGCGCCCTGGGCCAGCCCCAGCGCGCTCAGGCCGGTGACACTGCCCCCGCTGATCTGCGCATTGGCGCTGGTCAGGCCCGGCGCGCTCACCCCGCTCGCCGACACCGTCATCCAGCTACCCGTCGACAGATTGGCATTGGCGCCCACGCCAAAGGATGTGCCGTCCCGGTTGCCGATGAACAGCGCCCCGGCCGTCGTGCGAAATTCCATCACCGAATTGATGTTGCTCGTCGTCCGATCCGCCAGGAAGGATGTGGTGCCGCTCCCCTGCCGCGCCACCGTGCCATTGACGCTCAGCCCGCCGGTCATCGTCACCGCCCCGCTGGCCCGCGCGATGCTCAACGGCGTCGCCTTGTAGCTGCCATTGTCGGCATAGCTGGACAGGATGAAATCGCTGCCGGCATCGCCGCCGCTCTCCGCACCACTGCCCCGGCCGATCATCCAGCGTGCGCTGCCCGTTCCCAACGACAGGCCCGCCACCTGCCCCGGATCGGCAAGGATGTTGACCTGGGCGGCGCTCGCCTGGCCCAGCCGGCTCACGCCCAGCGCCATCAGCCCGGTCGCCGTGCCGCCGGCGATGGCGACATTGTCCGCCGCCTGGGTTGCGATGCTGCCCAGTTCCAGCGCAGCCCGCCCGGCCGCGGCATCGGCCCGCTCCAGCCAGCCGCGCCCGAACCCGGTGGTGGCAAGCCCCGCCAGCGCATCCAGCCCCGCGCTCGCATCCTGCTTGCCCGCCAGCGCATCGCCAAGGCCATCGATCGCCGCCAGCCCATGGCCATGGCCCTCGACCGCCGCAACCCAGCCGCTATGCAGCACCAGCCCGACACGTTTCTCGCCCGGCGCGAAACTGACCGCCCCGCCCCCGGCCGACGACGCCATCGGCGCGCGCACCAGCCGCCCGTCCGCATCCAGCGTGCCACTGCCCGCCTCCCACGCCGCCGGATCATCGACCCCGACGATCATGTAGGGAAAGCGCGCGCCCACCCCCAGCGCATCGGCAAAGGCGCGGTAGCCCACCAGCGCCCCGCCCAGCAGCAATGGCCCGTCGCCGACATCGAAACAGACCTCGCGCACCAGGTCCGCCATCACCCATTCGCTGATCGCCCCCTCACTGATCACCACGCCCCTCTCCCCCACAAAGCCAAAAAAGCCCCTCCCCTTCAGGGGAGGGGTTGGGGTGGGGGCTTTCCCCCACACCCGGCACCGTTATGAGGCAGCGAACTTCATGAGCTTGATCGCCTCCGAATTGGCCACCGCGCCGCCGATCCGCTTGACCGCGTAGAAATGGACGAACGGCTTGTTGCTGAACGGATCGCGCAGGATGCTGGTGTCGCTGCGTTCGGCGATGACATAGCCGGCCTGGAAATTGCCAAAGGCGATCGACAGGCTGTTCGCGGCGATATCAGGCATGTCCTCCGCCTCGACCACCGGATAGCCGAGCAAAGTCGCGGGCTGCCCCGCCGCCAGCCCCGGCTGCCAGATGAAGGCGCCGTCGCTGGTCTTCATCTTGCGGATCGCCGCCAGCGTCGCCGAGTTCATCACGAAGCTCGCCCCCTGGCGATAGGGCGCGCGCAGGCTCTGGACCAGGTCAATGAGCTTGTCCTGCGGGTTCGACGCGGCAAAGGCCCCCGCCGCCCCCGACGCCACATATTGCAGCGATCCGAACGCCCGCACGCTGTCCGCCTCGCTGGTGGTGGTATAGGTCAGGAAGCCCTTGGGCTTGTTCGTCCCATTGCCGTTGACGAAGGCCGCGCCCTCCGCTTGCCCGAACTCGCGGGCAATCTCGCCCGCCAGCCAGCCTTCGACATCGAATTGCGCATCGTCCAGCATCGCCTGGCTCGCCGCCGGATTGGCGTAAAGCTCGCCCGATGGCGGCGCGATCTCGTTGAAGCTCGGCGTGCCCGTCTCGGCCCGCGCGCCGGTCTCGCTGGCCCAGCCCGACACGATGCCGCCCGCGCTCACCAGCTTGCGATAGCCCGCCGTCCCGGTGCGCACGACATTGGCGATGCCGCGGATCGGCGAAATGCCTTTCAGCGTCGCCCCGATCAGCTGGTCGATCTCGCGCGGCACCGCATAGCCGCCTGCCGCCCCGCTGGCGCCGGAAAAGCTCTTCAGCTCGACGCCCGCTTCCAGCCCCTGCCGCAGATAGCGCTCGACAAAGGCGCCGCGCGCCGGGTCGACCTCGCCGCCCTTCACCCCATCGAGCGCCGGCCGCCCCATCTGCACCCGCATCGCCCCCAGCTGCGCCTCCAGCGCCGCGATCCGCTCGCCCTGTGCCACCGCCTCGAAAGCGCCCTCCAGCCCGTCCGTCACCACTTCCGTCATAACCATCTCCCGCTTGCCAAAACGAAAAAAGGCGGCCCCAATGGGACCGCCCTTTTTCCTTCTCCCCTTGTGGGAGAAGGATATGAAGCCTTGGCGGCAAAGCCGCCTAGGCGAAGTTGGATGAGGGGAAGGCCTTGCTCCCGTCACATATCTTGGGAAAGAAAATATTATGCCCCTCACCCTCGCCACCCACGGCGCCCAGCATCTCCCCGCCGCGCTGTCCCCCGCCGATCTCGCCACGATAGAAGCCGCCCTCGCTGATCTGCCGCCCGACCAGCCGGGCCTGCGCCTCGCCAGCCTGCCCGCGCTTGGTCCTTTGCTCGGCCCGACCGGCACAATCGGCCGCCACGCCGCCGCGCATCAGGGCGCGGCCAGCCGCCCGGTCCGCGCCATCCTGTTCGACAAGAGCGCCACCACCAACTGGGCGCTGGGCTGGCATCAGGATCGCACCATCGCCGTGCGCCGGCGCATCGACATGGCGGGCTTTGGCCCCTGGACGATGAAGTCCGGTATCCAGCATGTCGCACCGCCCCAGGCGCTGCTCGACGCGATGGTGACGCTGCGCCTCCATCTCGACCCCGTCGATGCCGACAATGCCCCACTGCTGATCGCACCCGGCTCCCACCATCATGGCCGCGTCGCCGAAGCCGATGTCGCTGCCCTCGTCGCAAGCTGCGGCATCCAGCCCTGCCTCGCGGCGCGCGGCGACATCTGGCTCTACGCCACGCCGATCCTCCACGCCTCCGACGCTGCCACCAACCCGCGCCACCGCCGCGTCCTGCAACTCGACTACAGCGCGGACCCGCTACCCGATGGCCTGGAATGGCTGGGGGTGTGATTCAGCGAAGCTCGGATTCCCAGTCCTCTTCCAGAGGCTGCGCAATCATGGCTTCATAACGCGCCAGCTCAGCTTCAGCGGACAATCTCTTCCGTCGTTCGCGACGCCAATTCCAGAAACCGACCGCACCACAGAAGAGTCCGCCACCCAAGGTCCATCCCAGAACCTCACCAGATGCATCGCTGAGCGGCCCATGGATGCCAACCGCCAGCAGCATTGCCGACGTGACCATCCCCTGTATCGCCGCCAGATTTTCCTTGTAACGCCCCGGCACTTCCGGACGCCCATATTTTCGCGGCACGACAGACCAGCAGCGCGGAAGTTCCCCCATTCGGTTTGGCTATCAGATATTATTACGCCCCTCCACCCCGATCACCCGCGCCAGCGGCTGCATCGGGTGCGTGACCAGGCTCACCTCCACCAGTTCCAGCGCCAGCAATTCGCGCGGCCCCGCGCCCCGCGCCGCCTTCACGCGGTAACCAAAGCTCAGCCCATCGACCGCACCGGCCGCCAGCATCGCCGCCGCCTCGCGCCCGGCCGCGCTTGCCCGCGACACGCGGCCGATCACCCGCAGGCCGCGTTTGTCCTCGCGTGCCATCTCGATCCGGCCGATCGGCGCGCCGGGCCGATGCTGCCACAGCAAGGGGACATGCGCCGCCGTCACCGCGCCGAACGCGCCCGGCCGCACCACATCGCCGCCCCGGTCCACCCGGTCGAAGATCGCGGCATAGCCGGCAAAGCGCAGCGCGCCCGCTTCTCCCCGCCCGCTCATCCCTTCACCAGCCCGATGAGGCCCATCTTCACCGCCATCCCCAGCAGCACCAGCGCCATCACGATCCGCACTGCCCAACCGATCGCCGCCCCGCGCGCCGCCTTCTTCGCGTCGCGCCAGGCGCGCAGCAGTTCGCGCAATTCCCGCATGTCGGCCTCAGCCCGCCGGTCCTCCAGCCCCAGCCGCGCCAGCGCCCGCCCGGCGCCCAGCTCGCTCGCCTCCTCGATCAGCGCCCGGATCATCACCATGTCCCCCCGCCCCGGCAGCCCTGCGCCCTCGGCCTGCGCCACCAGCCGCGCCAGCATCTCCTCTTTCATGGTTCCGCCTTCCCTTGGGCGCCGCGCGCCCCTATCTGGGCCCGCATGAAGCGCACCCCTCGCAAATTGCTGATCGCCCTCGTCATCCTCGCGCTCGGCCTCATCGCCTGGCATTTCGGCCTGTTCCGCGCCGGCGACTGCCTGTTGCAGGGCGGCAGCTGGAACATGGACAACGGCTTCTGCCGTCTCGACAGCCTCGCCCAGCCCCTGTGAAGCGGGCGCTGCTTGGCGCGCTGCTGGTCCTGATCGCCGCCGCCCTCTGCCTCTGGCAAAGCGACTGGCTCGCCCAGGATCGCTGCCTCGACAGCGGCGGCCGCTGGACCGCGCAGGGCCATTGTCAGCGCTAGCCGATCCCCAGCAAGCCCTTCTTCTCCTCGGCGGTCAGGAAATCCGCCCCCGCCACCCGCTCCCACAGGGCCGCGCGCTCGTCCGACAGCGCCGGCACCGCGTCCAGATCCGGCGCCAGGCTCAGCCCCGGCCACCAGCCCTGCAGTCCCTGCGCCAGTCCCGCGCCGATCTTGCCGACCAAAGGCAATATCGTCTGCCGCCACAGCGCCTTGTTCGCCTCGCGATAATTGGCGTAGCTATTGTCGCCCGGCAGCCCCATCAGCATCGGCGGCACGCCAAAGGCCAGCGCGATCTCCCGCGCCGCCGCCGCCTTCAATCCCACAAAGTCCATCTCGGCCGGCGACAGGCTCATCGCCCGCCAGTCGAGCCCGCCCTCCAGCAGCATCGGCCGCCCGGCATTGGCCGCGCCGCTGAACGCCGCCTCCATCTCGCGCCGCACCCGCTCAAACTGTTCCGGGCTCAGCACCGATCCGTCGCCCGGCGCATAGACCATCGCCCCCGAAGGCCGCGCCGCATTGTCGAGCAGCGCCTTGTTCCACACCGTGGCGGCATTGTGGATCGCCACCGCCCCCGCCGCCGCGCCGACACAGCCCAGGCCATAATGATCGTCGAGCGGATGGAGCGCGCGGATATGGAGCAGGCTGGTCCGCCCCGCGCCATCCTCGGGCGACAGCCGGGTCACGCTCTCGCCCACGCGATAGAGATAGGCCGCCGGCCAGCCGCGCGCATCCGCCTCCACGCTCACCCGCTCGGGCCGCAGCGCGAACAGCTCGGCCGGCATCCCGTCCGCGCCCGCAATCACCTGCACATAGCCATTGCCATGCAGCAGCACATGGCTCGCCAGCGTCTCGATCAGCCCCTGCCCCGCCGACGCCCGCGCCACCAGCGCCCCGACCCGCGCCGCCGCCGCACCATCCACCCCGCCCACCTTCAGCGCGCACGCCCCCGCTCCTTCGGACACCAGCCGCATCGCCCGCTGCGCCACCGGATTGCCGATCACCCCGGCGCGCAACTGCGCCTCATAGCTGGCCGGCCATTCGCCCAGCGCCACCGCGCCCGATCCCCAGGCCCGCGCCAGCACCGGCCGCCCGGCCTCTCCCGCCGCCGCCTTCATTCCGAACCATTTCATCGGAGTATCCCCATAAACAAAAATCCTCGCCCCGCCGGGGAGAGGATAGTGGAGGCCCGCGGCGCCAGCCGCCTGCCAAAAGCTGGAAAGCGGCCCCAGCCGCCGACCGAAACCTGTAGAGGAGCGCGCCCTTGCGGACCGACCCGCCTTTACAAAAGCCAGGCAGCGATCAAATCTGCGCCC